GTCGGGGGTGTTAAAGCTGTACCAAAAAAGCGCCCACCTTTGCTCAAATTGCACTTTTGGCATAATACTTGCAAATTCTGGTCATTATCAGTCCCACCGAGCCTACGCGGGATTATATGGTCAACGTGTAGCTTTCCGTTATCTTGACCGCATTGTTGACAACAATATGAATCCCGCTTAAGTATTCTTTGCCTAATTTTTGCCCATTGACTTGAAGTTCCATTATCGACAGCGCTACTCATTAGTGCCACCCATTGTCTTTGAAGTGTTTGTATGCTAAGCAATAGTCACCAGAGTAACGGCTCTTAACATATCTGATTCCCCAGTCTATTTGAGTGTAACCATCTAAGTTTTTTAGCTTCTTATTACGCAGCTGTGGTATGCCGTAGTGTGAGCCGTTCTTAGCTCTACTATCGAACTTAGACTCCGCCATGTATAGCGCATAAGCGCATTGGTAATCCTTGTCTTTAATGACTCGACTATGTAGATATAACTTAAATCTATCTTTAGATGATTGCGTATCAGCCCATGTTGGACTCGGTATAGCCACCGCTAAACATAGTACGCCCGATAGTAAGGCTCGCCGCGAGCTAGCCCGTCGTCGGGCTCTCGTCGAGAGAGTGGATCGTACCGAGTTAGTCAAATACCGCGCAAGCATGAGCCTATTCTTGGGCGATTCCCACAGGTTGTGGATAACTTTTTTTAACTGTGGATAACTATTCATCGCACTCATGAGCTTCATCGTAGTTGAACGCACAGTAATAGCAGCCCATGTCATCGCCGCATTTGCGACAGTTATACTTGAACATAATCTCATTACAGCACAGCGCCAAATAGGTTCTCGAGCTGATTCGGTAATGTTTATTATCGAACGGCATTAGTCCTCATCTCTTATAGCTGCGACTATGCGTTCGATTAACGCGCCCTCGGCTAAGTTGTCGCATGTCTTACAGACGTGTAACGGCATAAACTTGCGTTCAATATCTTTAGCAATTAGTTCTCTTAAGTTTTCTAAGATGGTTCTAATTTCTGGATTACTCATTACTTATCCTTTCCCCACCCAGTACCGCGAAAGATAACGGCTGGAGCTGAGAACACTCTAGCCATCGGGTAGCTGCAACATAAAGGTGATAGATCGCTATTGCTTGGTATTGAGTGGCTCATCTCAAGCTCGCCGCCGCATTGGTCGCACCTGTAAAGGTAACTAGGCATTGACTACCTCGCCGCCTACTGAAAGGTATGTAAACTCGCAATTTTGGCACACGATTTGGGCGATGGGTACAACGCCAGTTAGCACCATAACCTTGATGTCTGGCGCTGTTTCGCACCCGCATTTAATATTAAGCTGAGGCATTATCACTCCCGACTAGGCATACTCCGAGAGTGCCGCATACTGTGCACTCAAGCGTCTTAACGCCTGGCGGAAGTAAGTCGGTCACGATCCGTTCAACCTGTAACGTTTCGCGCTTGCAGCGCCTACACTCAAATTTCAATTTGTCCATAATTAGACTCCCTTAGATTCTCCATTGAGTTTAAATTACTTTGACTAATCCACCAGGACTCAAGTTTGTCATGCTTGAAACGACTGGTCTTAGCAGCTTTAATCGGGATCCAGCCCTTGATGTAATAGGTAGGGCTTTCGCCGCAAACCAGAACCGCTAAATCCTCGACTCGATCTCGTGGCCTGAGGATCAAATGACCATCGAGCCAGGTTGTGTGTTTAATTTCGATTCGATTACCGAGATCGGCTCTTTCCTTAAATTTGTTGATTTCAAGTTTAAAGTCCTTAATCTCGAAATACTTAGCAGCTGCTATTTCAGCTCCTAACGCCTCAGCCGTCCGTTTAATTGCGTCATGTATATTCCCACGCATTTCAGGATTCTGGAAATAGTAATTATCGACCCCTTTAGATTCGCAAAGGAACGCCGCAGCTGCCGCCGCGATTTCCTCATCTCGAGTTAGGGTTATTTTTGTTATTCCCATGTCGCGCACGTCCGAACATTGTCTGGACATACCCAGCCCTTATAAGGCTTGCCAGTTTTTCCGACTCCCTCTTTCCGAATCATTACGCCATGAGCGCATGATCGACCCGTAAGAATTCCGCCTATTTCAGCAACCGCTTGAGTCATATCCCAGGGATCGTAAGAGCCATTAGGTAGCGAACTTTTAGGTGCGGCAACGATGGGGCGCTCGACGCGTTTCATTTCCTCGAACGATGGGCGATTTTGATTCTCGCTAAACTTCGATAATCCGCCAGTATGTAAAGCTCTACCGATTGCCGAAGTAGATCCATTTTCTAGTGGAAAGCGATTAGCGCTCGATCTAATTTCCTCAGCGAAATCTGTCGCGAAAGGTAATGAGTCTGTGATCTCTTTGTAAATGTCCGTCTGGACGATGTAGCGAGTGCCGTCCTGAAATACGATGTTAACGTCAATTCTCCCGTTAGGGTATTTCACCCAGAATTTTTCGATCCGCTCAGCGACCGATTCGTAACCCTCTAGTGGAATCGCCATTAGTAGCTTCTCACGCGATCAGTAGCGGCTCGAAGTCCAGCTGCTCGACCTCGGTTAAAGCCGTCTTTTACGCCCTCTTTAAAACCGATAGTCCAGCCGACTAAAAACCAACCAATAGACGTGGCAATAACTACCACCGCTAATTCCAATATAGTAAACATTTTAGCTCCCGATTCTGGGAACGACTTATTCGCTCCCTAGTTATAGGGTGAACTAAATGTCTGACAATTTCAAGCCTTACGCGTATTTAACGGCGTGTCGAATTGCTTATGAGCAAGCTGTATATTTCATCGACTCGAGCTTCGAGTCTGGAAACCTGATCCTTGACGCTTGACCCAGAGTTAGGCTTTAACTCGCTTAGGTAATACTTAACTAGGTGTCTAATAACAGTAAAGAACGCCGCTGTGAGCGTGACCATAGCCACGCCCATAGCAGCCCAGTCGTTAGCGTTCACTCTTTTGAGCGCCGAACGTAACGTCCTTAGGATTCAGGTAACGCATTAGTAGCGGAACGACGCCAGCGAGAAACCCGTAAGCCAATTTCTTGGGATCGGTTTCGCCTGTCATGTAAACGGCTAACGCTCCTGCGAGCGCTGATCGTCCATAACTAGCAGCCATAGCCTTTAGCTCTTTCATTACTGTTCTCCTATCCCTAGCGCCTTGATTAGCTCTAAGACTTTTTTTGGGCTTACGTTGATTTCGAAGTGCATTTCGTCGGGACGATTCTTGTAATCGCCGCCCCAGAATAAGCCGTACTTTTTAGCGAGTGCGCGAATCATTGGAACTTTCTCAGCTGGAAAGGTGCCGATCTTTCCCAGAACGTGTTTAGTCGCATTGAGGTCGATTGCCGTTCCAGACGCGTGATTGCTTAAACGATCAGTCGATCCTCTAACGTTACGGAACGCGAATCCCCAGTCGTCGAGCTGTCCGCCGTCGAGTTTCTCGATCAGTTCGTTAAAATCTTTACAGAATCCGACGATCAAGGGTGCGACAGCTTCGGCGCAGCGAATCTTTAACTGAGTCCCTGGTATTGCGTAGGACTTAATTCCGATTTCGGCTTGATCCTTTGAAGCCGTCCAGCCGTTATAACTTGTTAGAGTCATGACAGCAAGAGCGCGGCTTCCTCGGCTGTAATGCCGAGTTTCGTTAATAGTGCGGCTTTAGCTTTGACGTTATCCTTTTCGATTTTTATATCTAAGGCTTTAATTCTTGCAATTTCACTTTCGATTTCTTCAAGTGTTGGCGCTTCGCCGTCTAAAACGTCCCATTTAATAGTCAAATAATCCTCATTTGTATAAGAGAATTCTGAAGTCGGACGTAGTGATTGAATTGCAGCTGATAAATAATCTTTTCCCATGATTAAACTCCAATTTCCATTAGTACGATCGAACTAGCAACACTTCCACTTTGCCACGTTGACGTTCCGCTGTTGGCTGTGTCGTTGATTCTGCCTTGTAATTTATATGTTGTTGAGCTTGTTGTTGCTGGTGAGTCCATATACATAACTGGAATTCGGGCATAGCTTTGAGTAGCGGTTGCACCCGTTGCCGCAAAACCATCTAGTGACGCGCTGCCATAACCTTGAATAACTGTTGCTCCGCGCATAAGTTGCCCGCCAATAAGAGTTCCCGCACTACTGATCCCATGCACAACGAATCCATTTATCAAAACTAATATTTTTGAAGTTGCAAGTGTCGGCGTAATCGTTGCGGTAATGGTTGTATCTGTCATGGCTGTTGTTGCAATGGTTGTTGCTGTGCTTGTTATTGCGCTAACTACTTGTAGAACTTTTCCGCCGCCTGAAGCAGCTGCTCCCCACTCTGGAGCTGTTGCGCCGCTATTGACTTTCAAAACCTGACCAGCTGTACCGATCCCTAATCGAGTAACCGCGCCTGAGCCAGTCGCGTAAATTACGTCGCCCGCTGTTGTAACTGTTGACTTTGGAATTGCCGCCGTTGCTGTTGTGCTTGCTGTATTAGCTAGGTCGTAAGCCGCTTTCGTGGCTGTTGGAGTCGAAGCTAGAACGCTTGAAGTCGTCGAAGTCGAATCGCTGAGCTGCACCGCGCCGACGACGCTTGTTGTGGCCGCGTTAATTCCAATAGTTACAGCGCCAGCGCTGCCGCCGCCTGTAATCGGGCTAGTTACGTTTACCGCGGTTATATCGCCGACGTCGTTTGTGATCCATGTAAAATCTAAATCTGTGTTTGATGTCTTGGACAGAATTTGACCCGTCGTGCCGCCTAATAGATCGACGAAGTCGGTATCTACCGCTTGACCAAATACCTCAAAATCGGCTGGTAAGTCGGTAACTAAGTCCGTCGGCGTTGGCATTTGCCAGCCGAAGTTACTCGTTGGGTTTGTCATGTTTTCTCCTTATGCCACTACTAACGCGGTTTCCCACGTTAGCGATCCGGTTATAGTATTCCACGATTCCGCGATTGAAACTTGCTCCCACGACATAGCCTGAAGCGAATAACTTATCGGCGAAAGATTTAGGGTAATTGAGATTTCATTATAGGCAGCCTTAAATGTCCAGCCCTCGACGAATCCTAGAAACGTACCCGACGCCATATTCGGCGGTAAATCGCTAAGTCTTATCGGTAAGCCCATAAATACTTTAATAAGCGAATCGCGATCCGCGTCGTCCAGCTCGGGATTTGTAAGCTGGTAAGTGATTGACTGTAAATTTGCCTGTGGCGTAGCTCTTAGGGTTAGGTAAAAATCGGCTTGATCTTGGGCGTCGGCTGAGTGTTTGATCGTCGTAGTTATGACCTGAGCTAAACGTCCGTAAATGTCGATCGAGTTAATATCCTCGGCGCTGACTTCATTATTTGAGTTAGTGTTATATTTT